CCGCAGCTTATGCGGATATTCGTCTCTGGTGACAACGCGGTGGAGTTTGAGGAACGACGCCCCGAGTCAGAGGGCGTTGCCAAGGAAGCCACGGGCTACATCAACCACCTGTTCTTCGTCCGCAATGATGGCGTAGAGATCATCTACGACTGGTTTAAGGACGCGATGATCCAGAAAGTTGGATTCGTCAAGGTCTGGGCTGAGGAAGACAGCGAGGACGATCGGCAGACGTTCACAGGTCAGGCTCCTGAGCAGCTAATCATGCTCATGCAGGACGGCTGGCAGCTTGCCGGTGATCCGGAGCAGGATGAGCAGGGCCTTACCTTCACCGTGGTCAAGAACGACCGCAAGGTGTGCATCAAGGTCGCCGTGTGTGCCCCGCATGAGGTTCGTGTCGATCCCAATGCGCGGTGGGGTGACGAGCCAGCCATGATTGCCCACGTGTTCCGCAAGCGTCGCTTTGAGCTTGAGGAAGACGGTTACGACCTGTCCGACGTAGGAACGGGCTCTGGCGACCCGTCCGACGCCGAGTCCATCGAAATGCTTGGTGATGCGGTAGAGGACGGCTATACCACGCCAGCCGAGTCGCACATGCTTTACAACTGTGCTGAGGTCTACATCAAGGCCGACCGTGATGGTGACGGTGTGGCCGAGTGGATCAAGGCGTGCATGATCGAGGAAACCCTCGCCGTGTACGCGGATGGCAAGGGCGCGGTAGAGCAGGTGGACGATCACCCCTTCGTCTGGATATGCCCCATCCCTCGCCCGCATGCGTTCTATGGCGACTGCCCGGCCGACTTCGCGTTGCAGCCTCAGAAGCTCCGCACCAACGTGGTTCGGGCTATCGTCGATAACCTGTACTTGTCGGTCAATCAGCGCACGTACCTGAACACCGATGCGAACGTGAATATCGCCGACTGGTTGGAGAATCGCCCTGGTGGCATCGTGCGTGGTCAGGGCGCGCCTGGTAACGCCTTCCAGACCATCGTGCAGCCCAGCCTTGCCGCTCCTGCCTACGAGTTCAACGAATGGCTGGAAGGGTGGAAGGAGAACCGCACAGGGTTCACTCGCTACTCGCAGGGTGCCGATTCGGATTCGCTGAACAAGACGGCGACTGGCGTTAGCATCATCACGCAGAAGTCCGATGCACGCATGGAGTTGATCGCCAGGTTTTGCGCTGTTGGCATGCGCAAGCTGTTCGCCAAGATGCTGAAACTGGCCGTGAAGCACCAGAACCAGCCGGAAATGCTCAAGCTCAACGGGTCCTGGCAACCGATCAACCCGTCCGAGTGGAAAGACCAGCTTAACGTCAGTATCAAGGTGGGCCTTGGCACTGGCTCCAAGGAGCAGCAGGCGGCACGCATCATGGCCTTGTTGCAGGCCCAGCAGCTTGGCGTGCCATTCGGCATCGTCGGCCCCGAGCAGATGGCCGAGTCGATCCGACTGTTTGCCGAGGCCAACGAGTTCAAGAGCCCCGAGCGGTTCGTCACGCCCCAGCCTTCGGGCATGCCGCCGACGCCAGAGGCTTACAACGCCGAGAAGCAGCAGGCCCAGCAGCAGATGCAGGAAATGCAGCAACAGCTGGAACAGGCATCGCAGGAGAACGCGCAACTTAAGCAGGCTTCCGTGCAGGACCAGCAGGCCAATGCCCTAAAGCAGGCTCAGTTGGAGCAGAAGGCCCAGGAAATTGACCTCAAGGCCCAGACTACACAGGCCGACATCCGGCTTCGTCAGGCCGATATGGCCCGTAAGGAGCGCGAGACGCACATTAAGGGCGTCGAAACTGCCCACAGCATGGCCCATGCCGATATTGACGCGCAGCAGAACGCCGCCATCGAGGCATTGCAGAAGCAGATCGACGAACTCAAGGCCGCGTCCAGCGCATCTACGGAGGGTGAAGGCGAATGACCGCTGCCGAGGAACTGAAACGGGCTCAACTTGCCAAGGAAGTCCTCGATAACGAGGTCTACAAGGAATCCATGGCCCAACTACAGACGGAGATCCTGGCGAAATGGCAAAACGAAGTAGACCAAGGGCAGCGCGAGTGGCTGTGGTCGATGATCCGAGCCTCCAAGCGGCTGGAAAAGGTCTTGGAGCAGACGATGGTGACCGGCCAGCTTCGGGCGAAGCAGATCGAAATGGAACAGGGCCGCTTAGCCAAGATTGGGAAGGCGTTGCGAGCCGCCTGACCGGGATCGAATAGCCATGCAACCCTGTGTGTCGCGTTGTGTGGCCCGGCGATCATGACGGGCTATGGCTTGGCAGGTTCGGCAACGCTAAGGTTTACAAGGGAACTCAGGCGTCCGCACAGACAGCCGATGGAATCATCCATTCGCTTTGATTCAAACCACAATATGGTGACTTATGACAGGTGACGCGGCGACGCAGCCAGTCGAAAGCGTAGACACGCTCTCGGACCTGGCCGAAATGATGAATGACGAGGCCGACGAAGGCGTAGAGGAACCGGACGAAGGCTAGGAGGCCGAAGCCGAGGGAGAAGAAGCCCCCGAAGGCGAGGAAGGCGAGGAATAGGACGAAGCGGAGGATGATCCCACCATCACGCTTAAGCACGATGGCAAGGAGATCCCCCTCAAGCAGTCCGAGGTCATCGAGCTTGCACAGAAGGGATTCGACTACTCGCAGAAGACCATGGCGGTCGCCGAGGAGCGGAAATAGGTCGAGGCCGTCAAGGCCCAGGCCGCAGAGTACCGGGAGCACAACGAGAAGGCGCTAGAGAACACCCTTGCCCGACTGAATGCTTTCGTGGAGTTCATGGGTTCGCAGGTGGGTACACCACCGCCCGTGGAACTGGCCCAGCAGGACGTGGGCTTGTATGTGGCACAGAAGGAGCAGTACGAAGCACGTAAGGGCCAGTTAGACCGGGCTCTCGCCGCGATTCAGAATGTTCAGGGTGAAACTCAGCGGAAACGCCAAGAGTGGATCGCTCAGCAGGCCGAGGAAACGGAGAAAGCACTGCGCGACACCCTGCCGGGTTTTGGTGAAAAGACTATCGACGACCTCGCGGAATACTTGGGCAAGGTGGGCATCACCCCCTAGAACTCGGAGGCGGGATACGTGCAGAAGGGCTTGTGGGAGCTTGCGGCCAAGGCGAAAGCCTACGACGCCCTCCTGGCCGAGAAGGCCAAGATGAAGCCCGCTGCACCGCTGGCGAAGGTACAGAAGCCGGGAGCCAGCAACCAACCCAACCACGCAACCCAGAAGGAGGCCGACGCCATGAAGCGTTATAAGGCCAGGCCCTCGGTGGATGCGCTCGCAGATCTCATTGGCTAAGGATTTACTGTAATGCCCGCAAATACCCTCATCACCCCGAGCGTTGTAAAGATCAAGGAAAACGTCCTCGACTAGATCTTCAACTTCAATCCCGACGATGCCCCGCTGCTCTCGATGATTGAGCGCACGGATATCGACAACGTTTACTTCGAATGGCAGCGTGACAGCTACCGTACCCCCGACCCGACGCGTGCGGCCATCGAAGGTGCGGATGCCAGTTACTCGGCCCAGACGCAGCCCGGTTTGCTCAACAACCGTACCCAGATTTTCCAGGATACGGTGTCGGTGTCCAACACGGCCGAGCGCGTCAAGAAGTACGGTCGTGCCAAGGAAGCCCGTCGTCTCTGCACAAAGAAGATGATTGAGCTTAAACGTGACATCGAGGCGGCGGCTATCTCGTCAGGTGCCACGGTCACGGGCACCTCCGGCGTGGCCGGTCGCCTTCGTGGCCTGAACGGCTTCATCACCAACCGCGTGTTCGGCGCTACGGGTGCGGCTCCCGACCCGACCACCAACACGGCCCCGGTCAATGGCACGGATGTCTCCGTCACCGAGGCGATGCTCAAGACTGGCCTTCAGACTGCCTATCAGAACGGCGGTAGCGGTTCGGTCGTGATGTGCTCGCCCGCCCACAAGGTCAAGATTTCGACCTTCACGGGCAACGTCCAGCGCACGAATGAGGTGGGTTCGAAGCAGGCCGCGGTGCTCAACGCCGCGTTCGACTTCTACCGCTCCGACTTCGGCGTGACCAAGGTCGTCCCTAACCGTGTCCAGACCGTGGCCGCAACCGGCCTCAACGACACCATCTACATCCTCGATACCGACAAGCTGGCCCTGGCTCAGCTGCGTCCGTTTGAGAAGGAGCAGATGGCGACCGTGGGCGATGCCGAGAACTGGCAGGTTCGCACGGAAGTGTCGCTGCTTGTACGCGACGAGAAGCCGTTGTACGCCATCGCCGATATCCTGGCGGCTGGCTGATCCACCGGAGGGCCGGTTTCGGCTGGCCCTCCACCTATTCCTGAGGACGCCATGCGCGCACGTATCGAAGAACTCGACGAGGACCGTGACGTCCACATCCACGAGGTAGACAGGGCCGACATTCAGATTGTCGCTGACTACTGCCACGCCCTGCGCAGTTCGGGGCACGTGGGAAGCAAGGACGAGAAACTGGCGATGACCTGTGATGGATTCACGATCATGCAGTGGTGCAACAACAAGGGCGTGACGTGGCAGCAGTTCTTTAGCGACGGGGCCATCTAGAACCGCTTCTTGAACGATCCCGATAACCGGGCAGTCCGCGTGTGGGAGGGGCGTATCTGATGCAGTACCCAACCTATGCCGCATTCCGCACTGCCGTCCTGACGATGATCGACGGTGACGACGCGAATACGGGGAGCTTGAATCAGACCACGCTGGATATGCTCATCGCCCAGGGCGAGCAGGCGGTCTACTACGGCACGTTTGGGCCGCAGGGCGAGTCTGTACCTGGGCTGCGCTGCGCGGAGCTTGAGGCGCCTCTCAGTGCGGTTGTGGCGTCCAATATCGCCCCGCTTCCTGCCGACTGCCTGGAAGTCACCCGTGTGTAGGTCACGGGTGAATACCCGATGGACTTCGTTGCCGAGGAAGGGCTGCTTCGCAGCCTAAAACAGGGAGGCCAAGGCGGATCTGCCAGAATGTACACCCAGCAGGGCACGAATCTTTTGTTCTGGCCCGCACTGAGTAATGGAACGACAGTGGGCGGTCGCTACTACAAGAAGCAGGCCGACATCGGGCTGGGAACGCTCAACGCCGCGTTCAACCGCTACCCTGATGTGTGGCTATACGCCGCCCTGGCCGAAGCTTCTCCGTTCATTGGCGAGGATGCTCGCCTTAGTATGTGGAAGCAGCAGTACAAGGCCCGCGTGTTGCAGGCCAATCGAAATGATCGGATGCGCGCTGCACAGGGTTCACGACTGACGATGCGGGCACGATGAAGACAGATTTCCTTGGCGCTGCCTACACCTCTCGTTCGCTACCACTAGCGGCCTAGACGCTGGTGAACCTGTTCTTTGAGCCAGCCCCTCCGGGATCGGCGGAACAGGGTATGTTCTATGGTGCACCCGGCCGCTAGCTATACGCTCAGGTTGGTAATGGACCTATTCGCGGTATGCATGTGGTTAACGGCATGGGATGGGTTGTTTCTGGCAATCAACTCTACAAAGTGCCCAAGGTGGGTTCACCGGCATTGGCGGGCTCAATCCCCGGTCAGGGCCGAGTGACGATGGTTCACAACGACACACAGATGGTCATCATGCACAACTTTGGCTGGCATGTACTGACCATCGCCACGGAATCACTGATCGCCGTGCCTGAGTCGCCGACGACCGCTCAGGGCACGTATCAGGACACCTACGTGGTGTTCCCCAAGGAGGATGGCACCTACGGTTGGTCGCATATCGACGATGCCCAGACGCTCGATGCCCTCGATTTCGCCTCGGCCGAAGCCCAGCCCGACCCGATCATTGCAGTACTTAGCGATCACCGCGAACTGTGGCTGTTCGGCACGTAGACGACCGAGATTGCCCAAACCTCCGGTGATGCTGATCTAGTATTCACCCGGACGGCTATCCTTGAGTACGGATGCTGCGCCCGTTACACCCCGGCAAAGTCTAACAACACGGTATTCTGGCTCGGCCAGAACGAGAGCGGCACGGGCGTCGTGTACCAGGCCGATGGCTACAACCCTGAGCGAATCTCCACCCACGCCCTAGAGGAAGCTATTGCGACCTACGGCGACCTCACCGAGACGTGGGGATACACTTACCAGCAGAACGGACACACATTCTACGTCCTTA